GATCCTGAGGTATCACAGGATGACGCAGAAACTCAGGAAGCCCCAGAGGCTCCAGAGTCAGAAGAAGCCCCAGAGGTTTCTGAAGAATCAGAAAAAGCTATACAAGAAGCAGATAACGGTTCAGTTTCTGCAGCTCTTCAAAAAGTTTTGAATGATACAATCGTATTCTACTTTGCTGCTCACAGAGCGCATTGGAATGTCGAGGGTGAAGATTTTAGTGAGTATCATGAATTATTCTCAAACATCTACGAAGACGCAATTGCTTCAGTGGACGGTCTTGCAGAAAACATGAGAAAACTCCAAGCATTCCCAGCAACACTTACAGAGTCTGTCATGAATTCATCGTTTAAAGATGACATGACAATTACTGAAGCTCTCGGTCTTGCTTCTGGAATTCTTGAAAAGAATAACGCAGTTAACGCTAGCGTTCTTGAAGCTTTTGCAGCTGCTAATTCAGCAAACGAACAAGGAGTTGCAAACTTCCTTGCCGAGCGTGATGATCAGCATAAAAAGTGGGCTTGGCAACTTCGTTCTTCTTTGAAGATGGAAGCCGGCGAACCAGGAGATGAGTCCTGGAGAAACATAGGATCTAAAGAAGTATCAGAATCAGTAGAAGAACATAGTGAAAAAGTTATAGTTGATTCTACAAATGCTGAAACTTCTGAAGTAAAAGAAGAGTCTGTATTATCAGAGGCAGACCTCACTGGCGATACAAAGGCCCCTGAGCAAGATGTCGCTGATGAAAAAATGCAGTCTCTCCAAGAAGAAAACAGAAAGCTTAAACAAGCTCTACACCGCACTTTGGCTGAAAGAGTTGTCGATACTAAAATCTCAATAGGAACTGAATCTGTTGAAAGCAGAGAAGAACTTATTAATGATCACATAACTAGATCAGCTGGTTCATTGGCTGATACGTTAAGAGATCTTGCAAAGCTCCCAACTTTTAAGAAGAGCATTCATGGTCTTAGTGAATCTATCCTTGAAAATGACGTAGTCTTAGAAAAAGAAGAAAACGTTTTAGAAGAGGATGATGAAGAGGTTATCGAACAACCAAAGGCAAAAGCAACTTCAGTTGAAGAACTGTTTGTAGACGCTTTAATGGGCCGTCGTAAACTTTAATTATATAAATATACAAGGAGAAATTAAATGAGTTTAGCAAAATTTCGTAAAGTAGGAACAAAGACCGGTTCAGGCCGTTTCTTGGTTTCTTCAGGTTCTGCACCAGCAGCCTATATCCTTCCAAGCGTCGCTCTTCCAACCTGGTACTCAGATACAGAAGATGACCGTTTTGAAGTAGTTATTCCAAAAGGAACAATCCTTTCGGTAGTCACCGATAGCAATGGCGATTCACGTTTCGTCCCAGCTAACGGTAGTGCATCAAGCGTCACTTGGGGTGACACGATTTCTGGTTGGAATCCACTTGCAGCAGCAACCCCAACTGCGGGCGCATCAGGCGACACACAGGCTGTTGGAGCCTACTCTGTCCCAGTAGGCGTTGCACAATATGATCTCTATAGACCATTTGATAAGGGAACCTCACAAGGTGCTGGTTTCATTACAGGTGGCTATGTAGAGTACCCAATGGTAACAGGAGTTAATGCGGATCTAGCTGGTGGCGATTTAATTGCTGCTGACTTTATGGGTCGTCCAGTTAAGCTTGCAGCTACAACTGCAGCTGCTGGTGCATATCCATGGTTGCCGGTTGGTAAGGTTGTCGAAGTTGAGAAGTTTGCTACAAACTTTGATGATGGACTCCTTTCCTACATGCAATTGCCATCAGATCCAGGTGCACTTAAGACTGTGTTTGAATTAACAAAGTCCGGCGCCTTCCAGGGTAAACTAGGTATCCGTTCAAACCTAGATGTAACTAATGTAATTGGCGCATTCCGCGTCAACTTAACATTGTAATAATAAAGAAAAACACTAACAGGAGGAATAATCCTAAGATGAGTAAAACAATCCAAGAACTCCTTTCGGGTCTCCCAGCTTGGGAAACCGCATTAGCTGAGGATGGGTACATCGATTCAGACAACAGAGTTACTATCAAAGAAGCATTTTCGTCACCTGACGCAGCTGCACTCTTTCCTAAAGTTATCTCTCGTACTCTAAGAGAGGCAGCTGAACCACAGTTGCTCGTAACCCCTCTCCTTTCGGTAGTTCGCCTTGGCAAAGGGCGTTCTCTGGAATTCCCAGCAGTTAATGCAATTCAAGCAGCAGAGATTCCCGAAGGGCAAGAATACCCAGAGCAGGCACTCGCCTTTGCAAAGCAGATTGAAGGCAAAGTCTCGAAGAAGGGCGTAAAGCTCTCCTTCACAGAGGAAGTCATTGCTGACTCCCTTTGGGACATTGTCGGACTTCATGTTCGTGCAGCAGGCCGTGCTATGGCTCGTTTGAAAGAGCAGATCGCACTTAGCCGTTTCAAGGACGCTGCAACAATCGTCTTTGACAACGACAGTGGTTCGTATGATGACACAACTGGTAGAGGTATTGATGGCGCAGCTAACGATACAATTACCTGGGATGACGTAGTTGACATGGCAGCAGTGCTCATGGCAGAAAAGCACATTCCTACCGACTTCATCTTGCACCCACTCATGTGGTCAGTGTTCCTCAAGGATAGCGTCTTCCACTACGGTGGTGCCGCTTCTGCAGTTAACACAAGCTGGGGTTACCGTCCTCAAAATGCAGATGGCGCAATAAACGCCACAGCACCTCTTGGCCTTAACGTATTGGTTTCACCATTCGTTAGCTTTACGGCAAAGAGTGGCGCAACACCTGCAAAGTCGGACGTCTTCCTCATCGACCGTAATGAAGTAGGAACTCTCCTCGTCAAGGATGACATGAGCACAGATCAGTTCGATGATCCAAGCCGTGACATTCGTCAGATGAAGATGAAAGAGCGCTATGACATCGTAATGCTTGGTGACGGTGAAGGTATCACTGTTGCTAAGAACGTAAACCTTGCACGTAACTACGAGGTTATCGTTACAAACGAAATGGCCTAATATAAGCCTTAGGGAAGTTATAGTTACGGCTCCCTAATAGGATCGGGGACGGTGGTTTAATTATCACCGTCCCCTTTTCTTTTTATAATATGACTCTTACTATTAACGTATATAAATAGGTCCTAGGAGAATAAAGTGGCACTTAATCTTATTGAATACGCTTCCGTTGGATCTGACACAGTAGTTATTAAATTTGCTAGAACTGTAAAAATAAGTTCAATAATAAACGCAAACTTTATTGTACAAACAACAGCTAGTACACCTTCAGTTGTCTCAGATCCCTTTACGGCTATATCTACAATAGCGGATTACAATCAAATTTCACGAGTACTTGTTCTTAACTGGAACAAGATGTTGACATCTAATCAAGAGTATTATATTAGAGTAAATGGTTTAGTCGATGCAGCAAATCAAGTCATCCCAGAAGAGAAGATAAGATTTACAAAAACAGATACAGCTACTCCAATTTCAATTACAGAACCAGTTATTCCTCAAATTGAACAAATATTAGTTGAAGATAAATCTATAATCCCTAATACTTATACGACATATCAGGTTATAGCAAAAAACCCTGAATTCTTTATTGAATCAATAGATCCTAATAATGGTGATTTTTATATAGATAATACATACAATAACGGAAGAGTGGTTATTTCATTTAATGAAAGACCAGCTTCAAACTTCTTAAATAGAAATTATTTTAAGATTCAAAGAAAAATAATACAGAGAACCCCAGCTAGATGGGAAACCCTAGAGCCAAGAGTTTCTATGCATTCTTGGAAACCAGATGTTTATGTTGATTTTCCATCGTTAGACGCAACTCCATCATATTATACTGATGGACCAGACTATTTTGAGACAGGATATAAATACAGAATAGTTATTTCTGAAAATGTAGGAATATAAAAATGGCTAATTTCATTTATGGAAAAGCAAAACAAGCTTTATTAAATGGTCAAATTAACGTTTCATCTAATAATTTAAAAGTTTTATTAGTCACTAACTCCTACACTCCTTCTATTAATTCAGATCAATACGTTTCCGATATTAACCCATCTTATATTAAAAATAGATCTGGAGTAATACAGAATATAAGCAACACACTTGGAATACTAGATGCAGATGACGTGGTAATATCAGAGCATGACGGAAGCGCTTTTAAAGCGGTAGTTTTATACAATAGCAGCGCATCAGATTCAGATTCAAGGCTTATATCATATATAGATACTTCTCCCGGCTTGCCTTTTGCGGGTGTTAATTTTAGCTTACCTATTACTATAATCTGGAATAATGATTCTACAAAAATACTATCATTATAGGAGAATATAATGGCTACAAATTATCCAAATTCTTTAGATGTTTTAATAAACCCTACTCCAACAGATACTTTAAGTTCCGGGGCAGTACCTCACGCGCAACAGCATGCAAACATAAACGATGCTATGGAAGCAGTCCAAACTGTTTTAGGTTTAAATCCAGCTGGATCTTATTTAACTGTTAAGGATAGAATCGCCGCATCGGAAAGTCTAAATGGATTGAATGACGTTACTATTACTTCTGTTGCAGAAGGTAATGTCTTAAGGCATAATGGCTCTAGATGGGTTAATCACGCTGAACTAAATCTAACCGATGGAGGAAATTTTTAAAATGGCTAATACAATTAGAATTAAAAGAAGAGCCGTTGGAGGTTCTTCAGGAGCTCCATCTAGTCTTGCAAACGCAGAGTTAGCGTTCACGGAAGTAGATGACATCCTTTATTACGGTAAGGGTACAGGCGGAGCTAATGGAACTGCTACAAGCGTTATGGCCATCGGTGGCGCTGGTGCATTTGCTACATTAGGAACAGAACAAACAATATCTGGTAGTAAAACATTTTCTGGTGCTATTACATTTTCTAGCACTGTTAGTCTTGGTTCTTCAGCGACTGCAACTACAAAGTCTGCTGGAAACAATTCTACAGCAGTAGCAACTACTGCATACGTAGACTCAGCAGTAAGCGGAGTTAGTGCGTTTGGTGGATTAACTTTTGCTGGCGACAGTGGAACGACTCAAAACATAGCAAGTGGAGACACCCTAACAGTTCTTGGTGGAGTTGGCTTAAGTTCAACAGCTTCTGCAACAGATACAATTACTGTTAACCTTGACAACACAGCAGTGTCAGCTGGCTCATATGGTTCAGCTAGCGCAATCCCAACCTTCACGGTTGACGCTCAAGGTCGCTTGACCGCAGCTGGAACAGCTTCTATTTCAACTTCATTCACAGCAGTTGCGGATAGTGGTTCTAACTTAACAATTTCTGGTGGAGATACCTTCACTATAGTTGGTGGCACGGGTTTAACATCGGTAGCCTCTGCAACTGATACACTTACTTTAAACCTTGACAACACAGCAGTAACTGGTGGATCTTATGGATCAGCCACTGCAGTTTCAACTTTCACAGTTGACGCTCAGGGTCGCTTGACTGCAGCTGGAACAGCAACAATTGCCATCGCCGCAAGTGCAGTCACAGATTTTAATGAAGCAGCACAAGATGCTGTAGGAAATGCAGTTGGAACTGGTCTTACATACACGGACTCAACTGGTGCAATTTCAGTAACAGCAAACACATATGATGCATACGGTGCAGCATCTTCAGCTCAAAGTGCAGCAGAATCAACTGCTTCAGGTTATGTATCAACTCACTCATCAGCTACAACATCAGTACATGGTGTTACTGGAAATGTTGTTGGAACAACTGATACTCAGACTCTTACCAATAAGACGCTTACTAGCCCAGTAATTACTGGAGCAGTATTCAATGATGGTTCAATAGTCTTTGAAGGTGCAACAGCCGATGCTCATGAAACAACTCTTGCAATCACTGATCCAACTGCAGATAGAACAATTACATTTCCAGATGCTACAGGAACAGTTGCTTTAGTTGCAGACGTTGCAGCTCTGTCAGGTGCAACATTTACTGGTGCAGTATCTGGTACATCTCTTACCCTTTCAGGTGATTTAACGGTTAATGGTACAACGACTACTATTAACTCGACTACAGTAAGTGTTGACGACAAGAACCTTGAACTTGGCTCAAGCGCTTCTCCATCAGACGCAGGTGCTGATGGTGGTGGCATTACACTTAAGGGAACTACAGACAAGACCTTTAACTGGGTAGATGCAACAGACGCATGGACCTCATCAGAAAACTTAAACCTTTTAACTGGTAAGTCATTTTTAATTGCAGGAACTTCTGTACTTAACGGCACTACTCTTGGTTCAGGAGTAACCGCATCAAGTCTTACCTCAGTTGGAACAATTTCAACAGGAACATGGAATGGTACAACGATAGCCATAGCTAACGGTGGAACAGGCTCTACAAGCGCCTCAGACGCACGTACAGCCCTTGGATTGGCAATTGGCTCTGACGTACAGGCTTACAACTCTACGCTCGCTGCAGTGGCCGGTGGAACCTATACGGGTGATGATAGCATAGTTACGGTTGGAACAATTACCGCAGGTACTTGGACCGGTACGGCCATAGCTATAGCTAACGGAGGTACTGGATCTACGAGTGCTTCAGGAGCACGTACGGCTTTAGGATTGGCAATTGGTACTGATGTGCAAGCTTATAGCTCAGTATTAGATAACGTAGCTGCTGGGAACTACAGTCTTGATGGTGGCACATTCTAAGAAGAAGTGATATAATACTATCTTTAAGTGTGGAGTGAAATATGGCTATTAGTAGTGGAAACTCATCAGGACCAAGAAAAAATAACGTACCCAACATAGTTGGCGATAAGCCCGTTGTTGCTGATCCTAAGATCACAGCAGCGGGCTTTGACGTCCGGAACTGTATCAAATACTAACTTAAACGATCCTTCTGGTGGTAACTTAACCAGATTAGACGAGATTGTATCATCATCACCCACTGCTAATACGGTTTACCCTAGAAAAGAAGATGTAGCTTACACTAAGTACTCTCCTTACTTTCCTCCTTTCTTTCCTCCTTTCTTTCCTCCATTCTTCCCACCTTACTTCCCACCTTACTTCCCACCATTCTTTCCTCCTTTCTTTCCTCCTTTCTTCCCTCCTTTCTTTCCTCCATTTTTCCCTCCTTACTTCCCTCCTTACTTCCCTCCTTACTTCCCCCCTTACTTCCCACCAAGTTTTAAATAGAGGGTAATTAGATGGCTAACACTATTAAAATAAAAAGATCCTCAACACCAGCTCAAGCTCCTTCAACATTAGATTACGGTGAGTTGGCATTAAACTACGCAGATGGAAAGTTATTCTATAAAAATAGTTCAAATAGCATAGTAGAATTTACTAGCGCTGCAAATCTAGCAGGAACTGTTTATAATGCCACAATAGGTGATGGCACTAGTACCTCATTTGTTCTTACTCATAATTTTGGAAGCAGAGATGTAAATATAACCGTTAGAGAAGCAATATCTCCATATGGTTTGATTTTAACCTCTTGGGAAGCTACTTCCACAAACACTATCACAGTTTTTTTTGATTCACCACCAGCTTCTAATTCAGTCAGGGTATCGGTCTACATAGCCGTAGCGGGTCTTGAAGTGGGCCCTACTGGTCCTACAGGGGCAACGGGTCCTACTGGCCCTACTTCTACTGTACCAGGCCCAACGGGTCCTACTGGACCAACGGGTCCTACTGGCTCAACGGGACCTACAGGTCCTACAGGGCCTACGGGCAGCAATGGTGTCACCATTCAAGGAACCGCTCCTGCGTCTACTAGCGTTCTATGGGCTGATACTTCAGAAAATGGAACTGCAATACTTCCTCTTGGCGGTACAACTGGGCAAGTCTTAGCAAAGGCTTCATCAAGTAGCTACGACGCAGTGTGGACTACTCCGGTTACTTCTTCTGACCTTGCATTAAAGGCAAACTTAGCTTCGCCAACTTTTACAGGAACCGTAACAATACCTGCAGGTGCTTCCATATCCGGTTTTGCGCCTCTTGCTTCACCTACTTTTACGGGCACAGTTGTACTACCATCTGACACCTCGATCGGGACTGTTAGCGCAACAGAAATTGGATATGTAGATGGTGTTACTTCTGCGATTCAAACACAATTAAACACAAAAGCTTCAACAGGAAAAGCCATAGCTATGGCAATTGTATTCGGAGGATAAATCATGGCAGCACCAAACATAGTTAACGTCACAACGATCACAGGTAAAACAGCCCTCCTTGCTATCACTAACTCTGCAACTGCAATAGTAACAAATTCAGCAGCTAGCGGTAAAGTAATTAAGGTTAATGCTTTATATGTATCAAATGTTGATGGCGCATCAAACTTTACTTTAAATGTTGATATATTAAGATCTGCAGCAACACCTTCAACTTATCGACTAGCATACCTTCTTGTAGTACCCGCCGGAGCGACTATTGATGTTATATCTAAGTCTATTTATCTTGAAGAAGGAGACTCTCTTCGCCTTACAGGAAGCACAACTCTTAAACTAGAGGGGATTGCTAGTTACGAAGAGATTAGCTAATGCCAGATTTTCCTTCTTCCTATAATGCATCTGGGATCTGGTCCTTAA